TGACGCTAAGAAAGGCAAAGAAGCTAAAGTTGTTACTCTTACTTTCGAAGGGAAAGGCTACCATCTTCCCCTTAAGTACGTCGGCAGCATTGTAACAGCCGCTCCGGATACGATCTCTGCTGGTGCAACCGATCTGGCAATAACCGATAATCCTCAGTACAGGATGTCGGCTCACTCTTCTTCAGTTGCAATTGCAACGGTAAGCGGTATTGCAGCCGCTGATTATGGTCGAACGATTGACATCCTGGGCATTGCCTCCGGAGTCAATCCCCCGACCATTGCCGACAATACGGTGTTCGTCCTGATCGATGGAGCAACCTTTACCGGTAATATCGGAAGCAGAATCAGTTTCCGGATCCTCGATGATGAAACCCTGGTTGAAATCGAAGGATCCCGGTATCAGACCTGATAAGAAAAAAGCCCTAAAATGGAAAAAAAGCCGCCCTGTTATCGGCATGCAAAGTCGGGGGCGGCTTTTGCTTTATAGGCCTGTCCTTTCCCTCCATTGCATTGCAAAATACCTTCACGGTATACATAATAGTAACAGCTGTAAAAAACATTGCAATGGATTCCCGTAACAAACATTCACATTATTTCAGACTGCGAGATGTTCAACATCTCGAGGCTGATACCAATCTGCTGAGGCAGCTCAAGCCCGAAGCCAAACCGCTTCGCCGGCTCTTCGAACCAAACAAGGCACATCTGCAGGGCGATATCCTGTGGGCGCTACTCGACGTGGCCACTCCTGAGGAGATCGAACAGAACAGAGCTGCCAAGCCGGCAAAACTGAAAAAGAAAATTTCCGGAGGCAAAGGACCTAAAAAGACTTTGAAAGAATCCTCTGGCAAAGGAAAAGGATCCTGTACCAAAAAGGCTGCTACCGAGACAGTAACGGAAACAAAACCTGCAGAACAGCAACCCACTTCGGACCAGACTTCGGGAGAAGGGGAAAAAAAAGATACCCCGGCTGCCGAAGGAGAAGGAATACCCACTGATCAGGTGGGAGCACCTGGAGAATCCGGACATTCAGAAGGCGACGATTCTGTACAATGATCGGGTTTACTCGTATCGGCAGATGGTCGAGCTCGATCGTCTGATCGATCAGGAACCCACCAAACCGCGAGTTGCTCGTTTGGCTGAGCTTCGGATCCGGAACCTCCAGTGCTTTCAGGAACTTCGGAGTTTTAATGATACCGGTAAGTTCCGCATGGAGCATCCGCTCATCCGGCAATACAGCCTGACGGCTGAACTCCAGGAGATGCTCCGGAGAAATCCGGGCCAGTTTTTGGAAGAATTCAGGAACGTCAGCAATAACGTTGCCAGGTACAAGAGTTTCCTGAACCGCGATAAGAAAGACCAGGCAGCTGCAGATAAATGGAATTCACAATTAGCCAAGCATCAGGAACGCGAGCAGCTCATGAAGGAAATCCTTAGTCAACAGCCCCATGAATGAGATAACCATTTACAACCTGTCGAATCTACCAACAGCCCCGGTTGAATCCTTTCTCGATCTGCAGGAAGATTTCAAGCTCTACGATTCCGAGCGCAACCTCAAGCTGCAGATGCTGATCATCACGCGGGGATTCAAGTATTCATTCAAAGCTTGGCAGGATCCGGAGGGAAGACTCTGGATCATCGATGCTCACCAACGCAAACGAGCCCTTCTGGATCTCCGGAAACGAGGGTTTTATATTCCTGAAGTTCCGTATGAGCTCATCCAGGCCCGGGATAAAAAGGAGGCTGTAGAAGAGATCGCAGCCTATAATTCGGAGTTCGCAAAACGCAATCCGGACACTCATCTATTCGATAAGTACAATATCGGACTTGATTCTCTGGAGCAATTCAGCCTGGGATGGAATGCAGACGAGACCGATAGCAGGCTTGAACATGAGATGCTCTTCCAGGAGCGCGTAGAGATTCAGGAAGATGACGTTCCGGAGAAACGAAAAGACCAGGTGTTCAGCCGGCCGGGAGATTTATACTTGCTTGGTGGCCACCGGTTGGTTTGTGGAGATGCCACCCGGAAGGAGGATCTGAATTGTCTGATGGGTGGGAGACCGGCGGATTTGATCATCACGGATCCACCCTATAACGTCAATTATGAGGGAGCAACCGAGGATGAAATGACGATCGCAAACGACAACATGAGCGATCCTGCCTTCCAGGAGTTCCTCCGGAAGTCGTTCTATCTTATGTTCCAGGCTGCGAGGGATGGAGCCGCAATCTATGTTTTCCACAGTGATTCAGAAGGATACGCATTCCGTAAGGGATTTCGGGAAGCCGGATTCAAGCTGGCACAATGCTGTATCTGGGTAAAGAACTCCCTGGTGATGGGACGTCAGGATTATCAATGGCAGCACGAGCCGGTGCTCTATGGGTGGAAACCCACCGGGTCTCACCACTGGCATTCCGATCGCTGCCAGACCACCGTCTGGAACTTCGACCGGCCACAGCGAAACGACATCCATCCGACGATGAAACCGGTGGCACTCGTAGCTTATCCTATGCAGAACTCCTCCCGGAAAGGGGATATCGTACTGGACTGTTTTGGTGGATCCGGTACCGCCTTGATGGCAGCCGAGCAGACCGGCCGCATCAGCTACACCCTGGAACTGGATCCGGTGTACTGTGACGTGATTGTGCGTCGATATCATGGGTACAAGTTGAGCGAGGATATTTCCCTGGAAAGAGAGGGAATACATCTGGAATGGAATGAATTCAAGGATAAACTGTTATGCTGATCGATCAGAATACCCTAATCAAGATCCGGAATTACGGAGCCCTGAAGTACACCGTGGACCGGATCGTCGTATTGCTCGGAGTGGATCCGGATGAAGAGTTGAAATTCGTAGAAGAATTTCAGGATCCTAAAAGTCAGGTCCGCCGGTATTATGAGCAAGGTGTGGCCATCGGGGAATACAACATCGATGTTGAGCTGGCTAAAGCAGGAGAAAAAGGGGACGTACTCGCCATCATGGAAATCAGTAAGAAGCAGGATCACCGTAGAATTAGCGGGCTCAGAAAGGAGCTCTTTGGAGTATGAGTTCCTATTTGTCCACGATTGAGACATTGCCTGCTGATGTGATTCAGGAATTCAGACGCACCCGGCAGTCGCTCGCGATATCACCAAAGCTGCAGCAATACATCCTCGACCTGGACGCAGTGATTGAGATCCGTGATAGTGAGAAGCACGACAACCTGTCGCGCCTGGCCCGTCAACTCCTGAAGCGCTCACCTCACCTGGACTTCTGGACCGCCATGGCCAGAGTATATGATGCCCTGAGCTTCTTCCATGTTAACGACAATGTCTCCAACGATGTATGGGATAAAATCTATGCCGATAAGATGGAAGACCTGGCCAGGCTTTGTATTGCCGACAACGACTATATTGTCGCATTCAAAGCCCTGATGAAGGCGCATGATTTCCGGACCCGATCGGAATCACGCATCAAACCGGAAGACCTCAAGCAGCCGGTATTCATTATCACTCCGGACATCCGGCCTGAAGACCTGGGTTATGAAAAGGCTTCTCTGATGGAGATCTCCAGGAAGTATACAGATGGCGAGTACCTCAAACTGATCGATAAGCTTCCGATTTCCGACGAGGAAAAACAGCGCATGTACCGCGATGCCGGCATCGATATCGAGGATGCTAAAACAATAGAAAATGAGTGATATACTGGAGCTTTCTGAAAAGCACAGGGAGATAGACCGGATCTACAACAACATGATGCAGATCCGCGGAAACGTCATTGATACCAACATCATGATTGTGGAAGCTGGCCGCGCTGGCGGAAAGACAGAATGGTTCGGGAAGCGCCTGATGGATGTGGCCTATGACATGCCCGGTGAGCTCTCTTTCTTTTGTCACAAAACCTATATGGCACTGGTAACCAATATCGTTCCCAACCTGGTAACCTATTACAGCGTCCCGAGGGGTGAAAGCCTGCGTCCATTGCTTCGCGAGGGGATCGACTTTGTGGTCGGAGAGAGGGATCTCCCGGCCCATTTTGCCAAGCCACGCTTTCCAATATTGAATCCTAACCACAGTATCATCTTTGCCAACGGCCATCATGTCCGCCTGGTGGCATCCGATCAACCTGAGAGTGTGGCGGGCGCCAACGGTGTCCATGCCTTTATCGAGGAGATGAAGCATAACACCGGGGAGAAACTCAAGACCCGCGTGTTTCCTGCCCTCCGTGGTGGATCACAAAAGGCGCGACAATCACATTACTACCAGGGTATTACAGGATTATCAGATACTGCACGGGTAGATCTCGGGGAAGATAACTGGTTCGAGAAGTTCGAGAGCCAGGTTGATGAGAAGATGATCCAGGAGATCGTGACGGTTTCTCTCCACGTGAACAAGCTACTGTTCAACATCGAAACCTGCAAACATAAAAAGCTGACTGAAAAGGATCCAGTAAAGCGGGTCCAATTAGATAAACAGATCGCCAGCAATCTTAAAAAGCTGATGCGATGGAAACCGATTCTTCGGCACATGCGAAGCTCAGCAATCTATTATTTACGCGCCAGCTCGTTCGTGAATAAAGACTTCCTGGGATTGAGCTATTTCAAGACCCAGTTTGAGTCATTAACCATGGAAGAATTCCTGGCTGCCATCGCAGGGATACGTCCGAAGCGCATTGTAAACATGTTCTTCGGAGGTTTCGATGTGACCATCCATACCTATGAGGATGACTATATCTATCAGTCGATCCATGATTTCAACCTGAAGGATACCTTCCGGTTGACCGCAGAGTACTTGAAATATTACAACCCCAAAGATGCACTGCTACTCGGGTACGATCCCGGGCACTTCTCAAGCATTGTGGTGGCTCAGGAGAAGCCACGGGCAAATGAGCTCCGGGTGATCAAAGAGTTCTTTTGCTGGCATCCCCTTCAGCAGGATGAACTGGCTAAGCAGGTCTTTATCTTTTTCGGCCAAGCCAGGCAGAATAAGAAGATCATCCTGTATTATGACAGGGCAGGAAACAAGCGTAAAGACGAACAGGACCGGATCACTTCAGATGCCAGGATCCTGAAACGGGAGTTGGAGAGCTACGGATTTACAGTGGAACTGAAGAACGAAAAACAGCGGACCATCTTTTACTATGAGCATTATAAGCTGCTAACCATGCTGTTGGCAGAGAAGCTGAGGTCACTGCCCAGGATCCGGATCGGATCCAATGAATGTTCGAACCTGATATCCAGCATATTTCTAACTCCACTCAAGCGCGATGACGGCCGGATCGACCTCGACAAATCGAGTGAACGTACCATTCCCCTTCAGCATCAGGCTGGTTTGTCGACTCAGTTATCATCCGCTCTGATGTACCTGGTTTATGGTTTATATGGGAACCGGCTTCCGAGAGAGATCAACAAGAATCCGAGCTTGCCGGAAAACCTGGTAATTACGTGATGAACATACAAGATATTGGGTTGTTACTATGAGGGAGAGGCACTCCCTAAAGCGCCTCTCCAGTAGCTACCTGTACTTGTTAGTACGGACCTTGAACTTGAAAACCTTCGCAGTTTTCGGATAGATGCGTTTACCATTTCTGGTAACGTATCTCCTGTAGATCCACATGTAGCCACTTTCACGAGAAAAATGTGACATGATACATCAATTATCCCCAACTAATAATAGGCGAGGGGTACGCCCTCCTTCCATCGTCGGGCACTCACTGCCTTCCCCATGAAAGGAATTTTAATGTCTTGAAAAAAATATCCCGGTATTAGGGTACCGGGATAATTTCATGCGCTCCAGCTCATAGGTCTTCGATTTGTGAAGAGCGAAATCCTACCGATGTAGCGTCACATTTTCTCATTGCAAATGTATGGTAATTACTTTGTTAAAAACAAAAATACTTTGCATTATGATGCAAAGATTTACGAATTCACCCCCTGAATTCAGGATGACTTTGTAAAGTTAATCTATCTAAGTGTCAGCCCGTCAGATTATTAATACGGTAATTACCCAAAAATCGAAAAAACGCGCGACGCGAACGGCCGCAACGCTAATTAATCGGGCTGCATGGCAGGGTGCCAAAAGCCGGGAAATATGACAGAATGACTTAAAAGCCAACGGATTACGGCAGGCAGGCAGGGGAGGGATGGTTAGTGCCATCCACGAGCGGGATTTGATCCTTCTCTCAATTGTTTGAATCTGCATTGCAGGATGGGCTCCAGGTTCCTTGTCCTTTGTCAGCCATCCGTCCGGGATGATCTTTGACAGCATGAATACCATCAATGGATTGGATGCGATCCGCCTGATGCAGGAGGTGAGTAAGGTCCCTGACGGAACCTTCACTATTGCCTTCTACCCATACAACCGTACCAAGGGCGAGGCATCCAACAAGCTCCGGACGATTACCGGTTGCAAGACGCGCACCCAGTTACCCCAGGATAAATGGACCATCGACAGCGACAACTATTTCCTGTTCCAGGATGCGAAGGGCAATCCCAAGACTTGTTACCGGATCCTGATGCGCTTCGTGGGCTTCCCGGATGATGGATTCCAACTGCGTAAAGTAATCTGGTTTAACGACAAATCACATGGAAATACGTAATCTGGGTCGTTTGGGTTATGTCCGGGAAGGATCGGGTGTCTTCACCTTTCAGATAGGTGAAACATTAGACACCGAGGGCATTGTAGATCTCGATCAGTTTCCGGGCCTGCGAACTCCCCCGGTCTTGAACTTTGCCGGCTATCGTGTCTACCTGATGGGTACGGATAACAACCTCCCTGTTGAGATACAGCAAATGATCGGCGGCAACCGGTTATTACCCGAGCTAATTGAGAAACAGGTCCGCATGCTCTATGGCCAGGGTCCAATGGTTTATAAGCTCGAGTATGAAGACCGGAAGCCTCTCCGTAACTGGCAGGCCCAAGAAACCATTGAGGATTGGTTGGATAGCTGGCCTTCCCGGGGGATCCGGGATGATCATCGCGAATTCTGCAATAAGACCATCCGGGAGTTCTATCATATGGAAAGCTTTTGGGTCAAGTGGCGGATGGCGAAATCGAGATTAATCAATGGACCGGTCCCGGTGGCCGGCCTTGAGTTCATCTCGAATAAACGCGCCCGGTATGCAACCGTTAAGGAGGTGGATATCTATGCTGATGATCTCGATGAGCGCGACTTTGAACTGGTTATGGTTGGCAACTGGCTCACAGCGAATGAGACAAAATTCAAGCAATACCCGGTCTTCAATCCTTCTGATCCGCTCCGGGATCCCATTGCGGTCAGCTACCACAAAAACCCATCCTTCGGAGAGGAAGTATATGGATACAACTCCTTTTACCAGGGAATCAAGAAATGGATCACCGGATCCAATCTGACTCCGGAGTACATCAACGCATTTTTGCATTACAGCCTCTCGGCAAAGGTTCACGTGATCATACCTTATGCATGGGTTGAATCGAAAAAAGAGATGCTCTCGAATTACTGCGAAATCAATAAAAAGCTCGAGGCTGAAGACATAACCTTGCTGACGGTCAATGGTATTACGATTGGGACCGAGTATAACGAGGACCTGATGACCCAATATATCAATGCGGAATTAAAAAAGGTCAGCACGCTACTCTCCGGATCCAAAAATCAGGGGAAATTCTATGCATCCTATTCCTTCCCGGGCGAGAAAGAAGAGCTGAGATGGCGCTTCGAGGAGATCCCGATGAAGTATAAAGAATACATCGAGGGCCTTACAACCTACGATGCCCGGGCTGATCAGGTCATATTATCAGCAAAAGGGGTTGATGCATCGATCAGCAATGTCAGCAAGGAAGGGATTATCTCCAAATCAGGAGCTGATGTGTATTATAACTACCTGATTTACCTGCATAACCTGCCATGGGCTGAGGAAGTATGCCTGAAGCCGATCAACCAGGCCATCCGGATCAATTTCCCGGACCTGTATAAGAAAGGATTCCGGATAGGGTTTTATAATCCCGCTCCTCCGAGACAGGCGGAAGTGTCACCGAAAGACAGACTCGAAAATACCGCACAATAATGGCAACAACACTCGATTTTTTCAAGACCATAGATGAGTTCCGGCAATTAGTCGAGGGATGGGACGCTGCACAACCCTTGACTGAATTATTACCCAGTTACAAGGCTGTTCGCCGGGAAATCATCAATCTGACAGGGCAGGACACATGGGATGCGATTTTAGCTTATTATAATGAGGACCCTCCAGAACCGGAGGTTGAGGTTATGGCCCGGGCGGTTGAATTTGTTCAATCAGCCCTGGCCAACCTCATGATGAATCAGCACTTCATTTTTATCGCCATCCGCAAGAATAAGACCGATGGGGATATTTATAAATATCAGTATGATGAGCTAAAGGAGAAATACTCCATAGCTGCCTGGGCCAGCATGGATGAATTGCTGGGGCACCTGGATGCCAATATCGCCACCTTCACTGATTATGCCGCGCTTCCGGCCTATCTGGAACGGCAAAACCTGATCCTTAACAGCTACATCGAATTTGGGAAGTATTTTGGCATCGATAGCAGCCCCTGGTTCTTTACAAAGTTGATATTTCTGATCAAAGAAGCTCAGGATGACGAGATCCTGCCCAGGATTGGATCCTGGGACGATGTTAAAAAGGATGCAACCATAGCCGAAAAGGTTAAACGGGCGCTGGCTTACCATACCATGTACCTGGCGCTTGACCGGTTCGATTTTACCTCTCTCCCGGGAACGATCCGGAGCCAGGCTGGGAACGAAGGCAACCGTACCATCAACATCCGGTATTCCGATGATGCTGCTAAACTTCTTCTGGCCAATAAGCTCCGCCAAAAGGCCGCCGAGTATTTCACCGATATCGAGCTCCTGATAAAGCAATTAAGCACGGCCGGGCTTACTTCTCCGGTCAATCCCAATACCGAAACGGACGGATTCTATCAAATGACCTGATCATGCTGACTTTACAGTTTGCCAACCGTACGCACCAGCTCCCGGATCAATGGGAGGAATTGAACCAGGACCAGTTTGTCGGCCTGGTTCAGCTCCTGACTTCTTTTACCCAGGGAGATCTCACTCCGGATATGGTCCGGACCCTTTTCTTTCTGGATCTGGCCGATATTAAGCCCCGCCGGACCCGCTCGAAAGAGCAGGCAGCTCTTTTCAGCGAAAACGTCTTCAGGATATCCCGGAACCTGACTTTTATGTTCAGGATCCAGTATGAGAACGATAAGGCCATCCGGGCTATGGGAAAGGATATCCAGGGCCTTCTGGAGCGTTATCTCCCTGAAGAGATTGAAGAGGACCTTCCGGAGCTTCGTGTGGCCGGTAAGCTTAAAAAGCACCTGGAAATCGACGGAGTTTTCGCAAAAAACCTGGTTCCGGAGATCCGGATCCGTAGAAAGGTCTACCAGGGCTACCGGTTCACCCGGATCGGAGGTGTACTGAATACCGATTTGCCGGCAGGTGATTTTATCGATGCGAGCACCTTGCATGATCAGTACATGCTCTCCGGAGAGGAAGAACATTTGAACGAAATGGTCAGGATCCTATATAAACTCCCCGATGGAGTGGCCGGTAGGGTTCCGGATGCAACCCGGGCAGCCATCCTGTTCAATTTCAGGGCGATTTTACTGTTCCTGACCCATCAGACCCAGTACGGGATCCTTTGGAGAAAAGGATCGGCCAAACAGGACGAGAAGATCAGTATTGGCTTTGTTGACAGCCTCTATTCGCTTGCTAAGGCAGGATATGGTGATACCACCCGGCTCAAGACCATCAGCCTGGTCGAATTCCTTGATCTCCTGTTGAAGGAGATCATCGATGCGGTAAAGCAACTGAAGGAGGCTAAGAAAAACGTTGCCGAGATTGCTGAGCTCACGAAATTGACCATCCATCAAGTCCAATCGATACTATGAACACCCTGACCGAGATCCTCGTTTATTTCGCCAAATATCCGCTAAAAGCAGGGGCCTTGAAGCTCTTCAATAAAGACACTTCCGACCGGTTTACCGGATATGACGAACTGAAAGCCCAGATTACAGCCCTGAGCACACATAGCTTGGTCCCGGGCATTACCGATTACCTGTTTGGGCTCGATGAGGCCACCCTTAAGCAGAAGATTTCAGCGGTTACAGGATCCTACCTGTTTGTCGATTATGGGCATATCAGCAGCGACCGGGATCATCTGAACCGGCAGAACGACCGGATCCTGATTGCCATCACGGTGGCCACTCCATTGATCCAGGGATCCATGGACCTGGTGGAGCAGATCCTGCTGGCTGATGAGAACCTTGACCTGCTCCTGCAGGTCCGCGATATCATGTATGAGGATTCACGGCATCACCCATTCGTGCAGCAACTATCCTTCCCCAACGAGATCACTCCGTTCTTCGCCAAGGAGCTGTCGGATTCGACCGGCTGGACGATGGTTCTCCAGAAGACGGGGATTGGACTGGTTTAGACTTGAAGTCAAAGTCCTTTTAAACCGAGTAGCTTGCTTTCAATACTTGTTGCTTATATTTGGATAGAACTTTCCTTCTCTATACCTTTAGGATCATTGAATAGTACACTTGTATTTTGAATCT